ACAGCACGCAGCTTAAACTGTTTGCAGCTATGGCGTTTGCCAGATGGCCCCAGCTAGAGCGGGTTGATACCACATTCTTATGGCTAAAGAGCAAAGAGGTCGATAAGCAGTCATTCACTACTGAGGATGTACCGCTTATCTGGCAAGAGTTTGAGCCACGAGTCGCAGCGATGGAAGAAGCCAAAGAGACTGACTACTACCCATGCCGCCCATCGGGGCTGTGCAGAGGTTGGTGTTCCGTTAATAGCTGTGAACATTGGGAAGCAAAAAGATGAATGATGATCGAGAACTGATACTGGAGCTTCTAGGGTCACTAGACCGCATAGCCGAGGCGTTAGAGGGTATACGTGAACAACTAGCAAATGACAAAGGGAGTGATGGCAATGACACCTGAAGGCAAGGTTAAAGATGCGTGCAAAAAAGAATTGAAGAAGCGTGGCATTTGGTTCTACATGCCAGTGCAAAATGGTATGGGTGTAGTTGGTATTCCTGATATTATCGGGTGCTGGAATGGTTGGTTCATTGCCATCGAGACAAAGGCCAAAGGTAAGAAGGCTGGAGTCACGACTAACCAAGCTCAGCGGCTCAAAGAGATACATGCCGCCAAGGGTTTGGCTCTGGTCATTGATGATGTCGAAGAATTGGTCATTATTTTAGATGACGCCGAGCGTCAATTATCAGAGGTTAAAGCAGATGGTAGCCGAGACAAAGTTGCAGAAAGCCCGAAAGAAAAAAGCCGTATCATCCTCCCCCGCTAAGAAACCTGCGGCCAAGCGCAAGACACCTTCTAAGAATCCGAAGGAGAAGCGTGACTATGATAAGGAGTACAAGCGGGATCAATCGTCAGAAGAACGAAAGAAGTATCGCGCAGAGCTTGGTCGTAAGAATCGAGCCAGCGAAAAGGCAGGGAAAACATCTAAGGGCGATAACAAAGATATGGCTCACACAGATGATGTACGAAAGGGCGGTGAACATTCTGGGGAAACTAAGCCACAGGACGCAAAGAAAAACAGAGCGTGGCGTAAGGGGAAGAAAGGATATGATCGAGGCTAAACAATGAAGCTGCTGCCAGAGAAAAGGGCAGTTCTGGTTGCACCCAGAAATCCTAAGCGAATGCAGCAGCTAATACCAACCAGCAAACTAGTTAATTACCAAGGGCGAACAGTATTAGCTGTCCCCCACAGGATTGACGAGACTAGGGTACTTAACAATTTAGGGCAGGATGTTCCTAGCCCCATGTTGACTACTTATAATTGGCCGCGAAGCAAGAAGATCAAGCAGCCGTTTGAGGCACAGAAACTAACGGCTGGCTTTTTAACACTGAACTCACGCGCTTTCGTGCTTAACGACTTAGGAACAGGCAAGACTCTTGCTGCGTTATGGGCGTTTGACTACCTAAAGCGTAACAACAGGGCAGATAAGCTATTGATCGCATGCCCTCTCTCTACCATAGAGCGTGCGTGGGGAGATGAATTGTTCTTCCACATGCCCCACCTCAAGTACGCTGTACTGTACGGCACTGCCGCTAGGCGTAAGAAGTTACTGGCCTTAGATGTAGACGTATACATTATCAACCATCACGGCATGTCTATCATTAAGGACGACTTAGCCAAGCGACAAGATATAACTCACATAGTAATAGATGAGGTGGCTATAGCGCGTAACAAATCCACGGCGATTTGGAAAAGTTTTAACGCCGCTATCAACGGTAAGATAAAACGCTCCGCTTGGGGTATGACTGCTACACCGACACCCAACGCGCCAACAGATGCCTATGGTCAGGTCAAACTCATTAACCCGCCGAAGGCACCGATGTACTTCACCGCCTTTAAAAATCAAGTAATGACTCAGATGAGTCAGTTCATGTGGGTAGCTAAAGAGAATGCCACACAGACGGTATCTGACCTGATGACTCCCGCCATAAGGTTCCACATGGAACAGTGTATAGACTTACCTAAAACTATCTATGTCACAAGAACCGCCCCCATCACCGCTTCCGCCGAGAAGGTATATAAGGCAATGGCTAAGGACTTGGCTGCACAGGTTGATGCGGGTGAGGTACTGGCAGTCAACGAGGCGGTGAAGGCTTCCAAGCTAGTACAAATTGCTTGCGGTGCGGTATATGACACAGATGGTAACGAGTTACGAGTTGATGCTACGCCCCGCTTAGAGTTAGTAGTGGAGCTAATACAGCAGTCGAGTAGCAAGAGCATCGTTTTCGTACCGTTTATATCCTCTGTCCGAAAGGTTGCCGAGTACGTTGCCAGCAAAGGTTACAAGGTAGGCATAGTCTACGGTGACATAAAGAAAAAAGAACGCGATGACATATTCAACCAGTTCCAAAACGGTTCAGGTATTGATGTCATTGTTGCGCAACCAGAGTGCATGAGCCACGGACTTACACTCACCGCTGCCTCGACAACTATCTGGTATGCGCCAATTACAAAGGCCGAAGTCTATGAACAGGCGAACGGTAGAACACCCCGCCCCGGACAGAGACATACCACTCTAATAATAAACATAGAAGGCACGCCTATCGAACGGCGTATTTACCACAGGCTAAACAACAAGCAAGCCATGCAAAATCTTTTGTTAGAAACGAAAGTATTTCGGGAAGTCGCTTGACTACATATATTTACTAGTGGTAAAGTTATTATCAACTACACGGGGAGGTGTATAAGATGAAAATGAATGAGGCCATTCAGGCTTATATCGAATTGCGGGACGCTAAAGATGAGCGTAAAGCTGAGCATGCCGCAGAGATCAAACAGAAGTTTACTGACAAGCTCGACAGAATCGAAGCCATGTTCTTGAAGCATTTTGAGAAGACTGGTTCAGATTCTACAAAAGCTGCGGGTGTAGGTACTGCATACATTGCACGCCGAGTATCTGACAAGGTAGTAGATAAGGAAGCACTCATAAGGCACTGCAAGGAAACGGATAATTGGGACATGTTCCAAGGCCGAGTAGCTAAAGCGTGCGTGGATGAATATATCGAAGAACATGGCGACATGCCAGCAGGCGTGGTTCGTTCAACTGAAATGAAAGTAAACATCCGTAGGGGATAAAATTATGACTGAATTAACTCTAAGCAAGTCAGCACTACCAGCACACATCCAAGCCTTACAGCAGGGTAACTCTGCTAACGAGTGGGGTACTGGCCAGAGCAGTGGCTTTCCTGTCATTTCTATTAAAGGCAGTAAGTTCCACATACGGCGCGGTGATGAGTCTAAGCTGGTTACTACTGATGGCGAGACTCCCGCTATCTCAATGCCTGTAGTAATTATCAAAACACACGCGGGTCTAGCTAAGACCTACTTTGAGGACTCTTACTCTGAGGGCGCAGATAACAAGCCTACTTGCTACTCAGTAGATGGGATTGCCCCCGCAAAGGACGCGACAGAACGGCAGTCTAAGAGCTGCTCAACTTGCCCTATGAATCAGTGGGGTTCACGTATCACTGAGGCTGGCGGTAAGGCGAAGCTATGCTCGGATGTAAAACGTCTGGCGGTGTCTAGCCCAAACCAGATCAATGATCCTATGCTGCTGCGCGTACCGCCAAGCAGCTTGAAGAAGTGGAACGAGTACACTAGTTTGCTCGCCAAGCGAGGATGCTCACCAGCCCATGTAATAACTAAAATTTCCTTTGATCCCTCCGTGGCGTATCCAAGCGTTAACTTTGATGCAGTTGAGTTCATCTCGGATGATATGGTGCCGCAGCTTGAAGAAGTAATGCTCGACCCTGTACTCGACACGATTGTTGGCTCTGAGGAGGGTAGCGTTGACCCTGACGTAGCTGAGATACCCGCACCGAAAAAGAACCTGCCCCCACCACCTGCCCCTAAGAAAGAAAAAACGGCTAAGCAAATCAAGGCTGAAGCCGCTGCCGCTGCGCTAGCTGAAGCTCAGGCTTTGGTCGCCGCCGCTGCTGAGGAAGATGATGAGGATGAGGAAGATGATGAGGACGAGGACGAGGACGAGGTTGAGGTCGTTGCAGCCCCCGCACCGAAGAAAAAGAAAAAGGCCGCTGCTAAGAAAGAACCTGAGCCAGAAGTTGTCGAGTTGGACGATGATCTGGATTTTGACAACCTTGAGTTTGACGATTAACACATCCCCACAGGCTTGGCGGCCCTGTCTAATCAAGCCGCCCACTAACCAAAGGAGATTCTGATGGATTTTGCGTATATAAAACACGCTGGGATGGGACAGAAAGAGTTTGCCGATCTTATAGGCGTAAGTCGCGTAAGCGTCAACAACTGGATTAAGGGCAAGTCAAAACCGGGAAGGCATACTATTGAGGAGACTCGCAAGCAACTAGAGCTTGTGACCGCTGCTTACAAACTAAAGTACCTACCTGCCGACATACCAATAATGTGCAACAGCAACGTAGAAAGTCGCAAAGCGTACATAGATGCTCGGCTGATGGAAACCAAACGGAAGATTAAACTACTTAAAAAGTAGTCACTAGGGGCTGGGGATGGCAACTGTAGAATTTTTAACTAGGATACTGCCCTCTAAGGGTTTGTACATAGCAACAGTATTTAAGAGCGGCATGAAGTCCGCTCCCACACAAGAAGTTTTCGATACGGTTCCAGAGTTATCAACAGCGCTGGTAGAGTACGACTCAACTGGTATACAAGTATTTCACGCTTGTTCCAGTTACGCCGAGCGTCAGGGCGTGTACAACCAGCGTAAAGAGAAATGGGAGCTGCGAGTAACAGAGAATGCTGCGTGGGTGAGGTCTCAATGGCTGGACATAGACGTAGGTGACGGTAAGGATTACGCCACCCGCAAAGATGCGCTTACCGCGCTGAAAACTATGTGTAAGTCTGTAGGTATACCGCTACCACTGATCGTAAAGTCAGGCCCAGTGGGGCTGCACGCATACTGGGTCTTTACAGAAGATGTGCCAGCGGCAGAGGCGAAGGTTGGTGCCACTGCATTCGCCAACACCATGAAGGCAGAAGGCTTTAAGTGTGACACCACTCGCACAGCGGATATGGCCTCTATTCTTAGGCCAGTAGGATCACACAATCGGAAGAAAGACGTACCGACTTTGGTTGAGCAAGCTAACGACCCAGAACCTATTGACCACTTAGAATTTTACGCGAAGATGGGCAGCATGCCAGCCAACTTTCTGTCTGGGGCTATACCTACTATTAAGGGGCTGCCCAGCACTGACACTTGGCAGACAGAGAAAAAAGCGTTCCCGCCATCGTCCGCTAAACTTATAGCTAAGTCTTGCGCTGCCCTACGTGAGTTCGGTATTGCCAAAGGTGATGTTGAGGAGCCGCACTGGCGTGCCATGATCGGGGTGCTGAAATACACTATCGAGGGCGGCAAAGATAATGACTACAAACTATGCCACAGTTGGAGCAAAGGTTATGACGGATACTCCCAAGCAGAAACTCAGGCTAAGATTGAAGGGTACGTTAAGCCCCCCTCAACCTGTGAAACCATTGAACGACATTCTGGACAGTGTGCATCATGTCCGCACAATGGCTCGATCAAAAGCCCGATTAAGCTCGGATACAGCGTGGATGCACCGCCCCCTGCATCGGAAGCTCTGGCCAAAAAGCCACTTGCTCCTGCTGCCTTCAATAGCGTTACGCACTACGCAAACATAGATGACACAACTAAGCTGCCTTTCTGGCCCTACAACTACGCTTGGAACGGCGAGGAGATGATGTACTTCTTTAAGGACACAGACACAGACATATCTGACTGGGTTCCTTTTAGTAGTGTGTTTTACTACCCTTATCTAAGATTTGAGGGTGAGGACGGGCTAAGGTACATAAAAATATCTGCTTTGCTGGAGCCTACAAGGGGCAGATGGCGATCATTTGACATACCCGCTGGTGTTATACACGACCCAAGAGCATTGGCTGGAGAATTAGCTAAACATGAGATTACCTATATGACTAAACACAGAGCAAGAAACCAGAACTATATGCAAGACTGCCTAGCAGGGCTTCAAGAGCTGGGCCTTGAGACTGAAACACACAAGTCGTTTGGCTGGCATGGTGATGGGTTTGTAATGGGTAACACTAAGATAATGCCCAAAGGAAACCTACCTGTATTTGTCGCAAGCGATGTACCGCACGACCTACAAAAATCTTTGGGTACAAAAGGCACTTCTTCTGAGTGGGCTAGATTGATAGACGAAATCTACAATCGTGAAGGCGCAGAGGCGTACCAGTGGATCGTCTGTAGTGCTATCGCCGCGCCACTGGTCAAACTGTGTGATACAGATATGTGGCATGGGATACCGACAGCACTCACAGGGCCGGGGGGCTTAGGCAAGACTACCACTTGCTTGGCGGCTTGTTCGTTTTACGGTGACCCTGCGAAGATGTCTATGCAAGCCAACGAACAGGGTACGACCATGAACGCGCTGTACGCACGAGTTGGCACCATGCACAACTTACCTTTGATCTTAGATGAGATTACTGGGCGAGAGACTAAGGAAATACAAGACATGCTGTTTGCGCTGTCTAGTGGCCGCCAAAAGATGCGACTTAGCTCATCTTCTAAAGAGATAGACCCCGGCGACCCGTGGGACACACTGACCTTTGTAACAGGTAACTTGAATATCACTAGCATGTTGTCTAACACTGACCACATTAAGGCGGGTGCTTCACAGGTGCGGGTGTTTGAGATTGAGCTAGACGAGGGTTTTAACACCAGAGTCTTTGGTGGCATCAACGCTAAAGATTTGATTGAGACACAACTGCTTGGTAATAACTACGGTACGGCAGGGCAAGAGTTCATTAGGTTCGTGCTTAGAAACAAAGATAAGGTCACTGCTCAGCTACAAAAGAAACGAGCATCCTCTCTTGTGTCAAATGCTACTGAGTCAAAAGAAAGGCTCTACAGGGATTTAATTGAGACAGTTATGGTCGGAGCTAAGATAGCGAAGGGTATGGGGTTAATATCTTTTGACCTCGCTAAACTACGTTCGTGGGCAGAGGCGCACATACACACGATGCGTGTTAGCCGTGACTCCCAAACAAGCACACCCGCTGACAAGTTTAATGACTACTTAACATCGCTGTATCGGCATACGATTACGACTAAGTATTTTGGTGATTGCAGGGAAGGCAAAAAGCGCACTGCCACTGAGAATGTAGTACCACCACATGATAAGCCGCTGGCGCGTAATGCCACTGAGGACAGGGTATTCATTTCTACCAAGTCCAGCTTTAAAGACTGGTCGTATAAGAATGATGTTGACCCTAAGTGGCTACTGACTCAGCTTGAGCAGCAGGGCTACTTACATCCACTTGAAGGTTTGCAAAACAACAAGCGGCTAGTGCTTGGCAAAGGCACGCAGATAAACACAGGCCAAGCGCGTTGCATAGAGTGGGACTACGACAAGATAGACGGTATGTTACCTGATGAAGTGGAGGCTACTGTAGCTCTAGTCCAAAGCTAGAGCTTTCTTCACGGTGCGGTAACAATGCCAAGAGTCGTAAGGCTGTTATCAATTGTGATGACTTCAATCGCGTCAAAGCCTGCTTCAGACACATTCACTACGCCTGTGATAGCGGTGTCTGCAATAGCGCCTGTTTCAGTGATAGCGGTGTCTGCGATCACGCCTGTTTGAGTAATGGCGGTGCCTGCAATATTGCCTGTTTCAACAATCGAAGCAACAGAAACGATTTCCATACCGTCAATTGCGTTGCCTGATGTTGTCGTGCTGGCATCAATACCTTGCCCTGCAATATCAACTAATCCAGCAATAGCCAAGTCTGTTGTTACACCAGCTCCTGTGTCATCGGTCACGGCATCTAACAGAGCAGCTTGTTCTTGCGTCTGTGCGGATATTGCAGCCCTTGCTGTCTTGTTATTTTCCTTGTTCGTGGAATTAGTTAGGTCAGCTTGAATGAGTAACGCTGCTACACCTGTCAGTGGCCCCGCTAACGCTTTCGCCCAGCTTAACGTCTCATCCTCAATATAGGCAGGAGCCACAACCGTCTGCGGCATCATCGCTATAGCCATGACTGCGGCAGTGCGTGAGGACTCGCTTGAACTTGCTCCAACAGCAGTTGCAATGTCCGCGAGTGCTTGATACTTAGCGACCATTGTATTGCTGTGAGCTACACCCGCAACATTAACAGCTTGATAGTAATCTTGCCGAGCCTGACCACTGCAAGCAACCAGCAAAAGAGATAGAGCAACAAACGCTAAAGTTTTCATTATGTTTTTACCTTTATTTAAGTTGCGTGCGTATTGTGTTGTTTTTCTATAGCTTTTCGAACACGAAGTAAGATACGGCAGCAAAGATTGAACCTACTAACATGTACGCCAGCTTCTCGAACTGCCCTACAGACTTGGTGTTGAGGGAGGCAACATTCTGTAGCTCCATTATTATGTTAGCATGTTTGTGTATCCTGCCCCCAATGCTGGACACCTTGTCAGAGAGGGCGAGGTGCTTCTCTTCCAACCGAACGATCTTGTTAAACTGACCGCTCATATCCGTGAGCATTCTATCTATGCGTTCGAGTCTATCTTCGTCATTCATTAACTACTCCTTGCCCACCATCAGGTCTAGCGTGCCGCCTTTCTTTTGTTCGTTAGTTAAACGAACGCCATCGACAGTGAGCTTTTCTCTCTCTCGCTGTTCTTTGGGGCCTTCTCTGAGCCACTTGTTTGTCTTACGTTTGTACCCTAACCCGGCGTAGGTGTTGTTCAGTTTGTCTAACTGGTTGCGTGCGTCTTGCATGCCAGAGTAGTCTTGGTCGTTATACGCGATTACATAGTCTCCTTTGATCCTAGACAAGCGTTCGTTACGCATAGTCGTAGACTCTTGCAGCCATGCGTTAGCATTCTGCATGTCACTGATTTTCGTGGTTGGTAGGCCAATGAACACACTGAACAGGTCTAAATATGTAAATTCCTCTGCCGACATAGCGGTGTCACGCGCTGAGTTCCTACGCTGTATGCCATTTTCCCCCATTAGAAGTGCTTTAGATAAGTTCTTTATCCCTTTCGGCAGCATCTGTGTAATACCACGGGCGTAGTCTCCTTCGCTTACCATAGACGCGCCTTCTATCCACATTGCGGCTTGTCCCACCGTAGGCCCACCAAATAAGCCAGCCATACCTGTATACAAGCCGTCCTTCGACATCTCTAGGTCAGTAAACGGGAGTATTGAAAAGGTGTAGCCCATACCTACCTTAGAGGACACATCTACACCTGCCCACGCTGGCATACCTTTTAAGAACAGGTCGGCTAAACCATCGTCACCTATCTCTTGCCGCATCATAACCTCAAAGTTTGCAGGCTCATCATCATCTCCGAAGGCTGCGGCGACTGCGTACCCCGCGAGATTCATCATCGGCAAGCCTAATACGCCACCAGCTATACCATGTGTAGCCAATACGTAACCTAGTTGTCGTCTAGCTGCGGCCCTTTCCACTGGGCTAGCGCCCTTAAAAGAAGCTCCGACCATGCGTACTAGCAGACTTATTTGTATTAACTGAAACTTACGGAACTGAGTCATTAACTTAGAAAGCCCACCAAACTTATTTATAATGCTTGGCGCGTTACCGGCAGAGTAGTCGCCTTGGGTAAGGATTACTTCTTGTATGGCGTACTCCTCAGCTGTTTGACGGCGTGATTTCTTTTTCGTTGGGTCAGTAATCATTTTCAGCATATCAGGGTTTTTACTAGCCATCTCGTAGGCAGTCAGTGCCGTTACGCCACGGTTAAATACCTCAACACTACGAACTGCGTGAGTAAACTTACCCTGCACCGAGCTAAGTACGCCGCCCACACCACCAGTGCCAGTGAACTTACCCATGTCAGAATCTAGGCCGATATCAAATAAGCCTTTGCGAACTAAAGACTCCATCAAAGGTCGATAGGCTTCGCCTTTTTTAGCGATGACAGTTTCTATGTCTGCCAGCTCACCACCCCAACTTTTAAGACCGTTACCATGCTCGGCAGACCACGCATCTTTCATAATAACGTAGTTAGTTGTCATAGCACTGGATGTACCAGATAAGTCGTTAAACTGACCCGCTATGTGCGGTAGTGTTAGCATCCAAGGCTGAGTCAGGTTTTGTATGTAATAGGCTGGACTAGTGAGTAGCATCCAGAAAGATGTCACCGCCATAGTGTTATTTACAAAGTTAGAGTTAGTACCTATGTTTGGGTCTAAGTCTTGAGAGTGCTTACTCAGTATTTGATTTAGATATATGCTGGCTGTGTCACGATTAAGGCCCCGCTGTGAGGCACTCTTTTGCTCATTACGCATGTTCTGGATAGCCGCGCTAGTAGAACGACCCAGCTCAATACCCGCCACAGTGCCACTTAAAGACGCGCTGTACTCAGTGAATGCGCTAATCATGTCTCCGTCTGCACCCTCTACATTTATACGCTCTAGCTCAGCTTTCCTTATGCTGGTATCACTCAGATTCTGTATGTAGGCTTTGTTCCAAGCCTTCATCTGAGCTTGGGCGGTGACTGAGTTGCCTGTAGGATCGCCAAACTCATCAAACTCGGCATCTCTTGTTGTGTTTGCACGCATAACATTGAGGTAGTAAAAAGGTATCGCGTCCTTTGTGGCTGGCATGTTGGTGCGTAGAAAGCTCTCTACTTTGCCGGACTGCCCTACTTCCCTCTGTATCTCATCTCTACGGTTGCTGGCAGCTAAGTTGTTAGACAAGAACTCAACACGGTAGTGTGCAGAGTCTTTCTTCATATCACGAACATCAGTATTGGAGCTTGAGTTACTTGTAGACTCCATAACCTCTCTTAGCGCATCGGATATAAAAATAACGGCATGGTCGCCTGATCGCCTAAGGTGCAGCCAAGCTACTTTTTGAGGGCCTGTTTCTGAATCAAATTTATCTAAGTCTTCCTGTAGCTGGTCTTCTAACAGGTCAGATTTAGTCACATCCACCTCGCTAGCTATAAGCTCCTCGCCTGTAGACAAAATCTCATTTCTCAATGTCTGATAATGTTGCCGCCTATGCTTAGCAGTAGTAGCGAATATGTTAAATATAACCTGCTGCTGCGCGGCAGTCATAGCGTCATATCTTTTACGCAGCCCCTCGTCTACTTTAAGTGGCTCTAGCTTCCCTGCAAAAGTCGCCTCGAAGCCCCACGCCTCTATTGTCTGAGAATCTAGTAGGTACTGGTTAACCTCATTACGCTGCTTCGGGTTGAAACCCTCTGCACCTTTCAGGGATTTAGCTACATCCTGAGTAAACTCACCTCGTCTAGTTACACTGCGAGTTGTAGCATCGAAGTAGTCAACTGAGCTAGGCAGGTAATCCTGCGCCTGTGCTTGGATGTCATGGCTAAAGGTAAACGGTGCTAAGGCTCTGCGAGTGTAGTGCGACATAGCGGAGAACATATTTTGTGCGCCACCAGATGCCTTTGTATTCATCGCATCTGTTGACCTGTTTAACGCGCCCGTCATCGCTCTTGCGCTCATACGCACTGACTGCTCATCTATAGGCTGACGGAACACAGTGTCTGCCGCGCCCCACGCTGCGTCTACTATATCTTGAGAGGTTATGTAATTTGAGCTAAAGCCCATACCTGACATAGTTCTACGCACAATCGCTATTAGCCTACGGAAGAACCTACCTAGCGCAGTTGGCTTTTGTGCTATCTGCATGGGGTCTATGCCGCTATTGACCGCATGTTCTACAAAATAAGCCACTACTTCGTGGTCTACATCAAATCTACTAATGACTCCGTTAGTCGTCAACATAGCGCTCATTTGAGCATCGACTGAATCCAAGGCGTGCTGAGCTAAAGGGTTCTTACGAGACATGTTGCGAATAGTGTCGGCAAACATCTGGATGTCACTGGGTGTCATGTTCATGTGAACACCCACCTCGTGCATGATTACACCACCTTCTGTACCTGCTTGGATGTTATCGGCTATTAGGAATACATTGCCGTTATGCACAAAGCCACCTGCGTTCATGCTAGGAGCTACATCGTTCTGCACTAGGTAATCTTCGATCTCAGACCAGTTTTGAGCCACACGTATCTTGTTCTTCACGCCTCTAGGTACGTACTTATCGAGGGCTTCAAGCACCGCCGCTGTGGTACTTGCCTGAGTAACAGGTTGCTGCGTTAAGCTAGCGCGAGTCTCACTCAGGAGGCCATTCCTCGCCCTTTCCATTTGTTTGGTAGTCAATCCCTCACCCACAGAACGTCCTGCCTGCAAGTTTCTGACCAGCCTTCCCTTGATCTGCGCAACGGAAGCATCTGGCGAAAGATCGCTTTCTCTACTGGTATCTATTCCTGCTTGTGGAGTTTGTTTAATAGGCTGCTGATACCCGGATTTTGACTTTACTACAGGTGCAGCAACATCTGCCGCAACGAGTTCTATTTTATTAAATGCCTGCATGGCACTTTTTAAAGATACGTACCCATCCTTACCAATAATAGCGTCATTCTTGTTCGGGTTTCTCACCGCTCCGTTTTTAGTCTCAGCTTTAAAAACGTAGAAGCGATCAGTAGTAGGGAAGCCTGTTTCATCCAAAGGAATATTTTTTGTCTTCGGTGCTTTCCTTTTGGACGGCATCTGCACTATGGTATAAACCGCACCGTCCGCACCTAGTGCAGACGACTGATTAGGTAAGATACCTACTAACCACTTACCAGAGTTCTCTGCGACACCCTGTAGTTTGTAGCTTTCTAAGCCAGTGTGGTTGTCCCATAACTTCAGTGTACGTAAACTGCTAGCCTGCTGCTTGGCCTCTTCTCGGCGGTCTAGCACTTTTTTCTCAGGCTTCACAGAGCCATCGCCACGCGTACCTTTAGTTGTGTTGGCCTTTGCCTGCCATCTGTCTATTTGAGCTTGCGTGAACCCGCTAAGTTGGCTCGTTACGACATCTTTTAACTCGTCAAGGTTAGTATAGACACCAAAAAGACTTTCTGACTCTACACTAAGATTACTAACACCAGCGTCATCTCTGTTGTTTATTGTGCCTGCACCCGCAGAAGAATCAAAAACGTGTAGCTGGTACTGACTACCTACTTTTAGATACGACCAAAAGTTACCGTCCTCACCTACTGTCGTAAACTGTGTGGCGTTTTTAGTTGGAACCCACTCATTAAAGATACCATCACGAGACATAGCCAAAAGTAGTGGGCGCAATTTCCCGTCTGATTTTAAGAAGGCTCTGGCTTCTGCTAAAGGCATCTCATTTTCTACTGGCTCAGCAACGATAACTTCGTCTGAGTACACAGCGCCATTTGATTTATTTAGAATAGGCGGTGAGTTTATACGCTTTAAATATCTGCGCCCTACGTTGGCTATGTCTTGTTCAGACGCACCTGCTTTCCGCAAGTTTGCGATTTTCTCTGGAGTGTACATGGGGATACTTTCTTCCATGTACTTAATCATTCTGCGTGCGACTCTGGCTTCGTTGTCAGCGTCTCTTTTCGCTTGCTCTGCTACAGATACGGGACGCACTATGGCATCTTGTAAGTTTACTTCGTTGCCAGTAAGCACTGGGTTAAGTACATCCGTGTTTAGTTTTTCGATGTCGGTAGCTGCCACTGCGGCATCCAGCTCCATTGCCTTCCAATTACTAGGCGGAGACTTGGCCGCCAATATCTTGTTAATGTAGCTTAAAGACCGCGCCTTCATAACCTCTACGTTATTCTCTGCCTTATCTACGTTAAATCCTGCTAGCGTTACCCGCTGCTGAAGACCACCTGAGTTTCTATATACGTCTACATAGCGCTTATATTCGCTTTCTAAAATAGTTTGGGTTCCTGTTTCACCCGCCGCTTCTCTCGCTTGCGATTGTCGCACTAAAGAGTTCCACTCAACCGCTCTGTCTAGGTTTTGAACAAAGAACTGAGATGCCGGAAACTCGCCTTCAGTATCAAGACTATTCCAAGCGGCAAAGTACGCGAGTTGGTCATCTATATCACCAGAAAGTGTTGGAAACATCTCTTGCACAGATTCTATCGACTGAAAAGATAGCCTTGCCTGCTCTAGTTGATCTTCAGCCAGCCCGTACTCAAAGGCTTTTTGGTTTACCGTTTTTAACTGATTGGGCGATAACGCACTAACGCCTATTTTTTTGGCGAGATTAGCTAGCGATTGCTGGGTAAGCGACTTTCCTACTATAGCTTCAAATTCTTTGATGCCTATGCCAAACTTATCAGCGAGAGTAGCTAGCTGGCCTTTATCTGGAACGCCCGTACCAAACTCGGCGTACAGATTATATAGCGCTATCTGCACTGACTCATCACGCCTTACTTTTTTGGGCGCACCCGAAAATGGCGTGTTGTTTCCATCAATGCTGCTTCTTACACTCACACCCGCTTGCTTCTCAAACTCATCGGCCACCGTAT